TGCTGTTCTCTTCGCCAATGAGATGAATCAGTATCACTTTCTTCCTAAAAAACTACAATATGATTTTCTTCTAAATAGTCTGAGGAAAAAGAAGAGATTTTCTCCCTGGCTCCGAAAAGATACAATCAAAGATCTTGATTATGTCAAACGTTATTATGGTTATAGTAATGAAAAGGCAAAACAAGCTTTGAGGATTCTAACAGAAGAACAACTTAATTTTATAAAATCGAAATTTGAAACTGGAGGAAAGAAATGAGTGTCGTTCAAGAACCTGAAGTGAAGTGGACGCCCGATCAAATGGTTGAAGTGGTTCTTAACGAACCAGATGACTTTTTGAAAGTACGCGAAACTTTGACTCGTATTGGAGTCGCATCACGAAAGGAAAAGAAAATCTATCAGTCTTGCCATATTTTACACAAGCAAGGTAGATACTATCTCGTTCACTTTAAGGAATTGTTTGCCCTTGATGGCAAGCACGCAAACCTGACGGTGAATGATGTTCAGCGCCGCAATCGTATCGCCCAACTCCTTGCTGATTGGGGTCTGATTGGTATCGTGGATGTTACTAAGATCCAAGATATTGCTCCCCTTAACCAGATTAAAGTCCTTGCATATAAGGATAAGGGAGATTGGATTCTGGAAACCAAATACAATATTGGTTCTAAGAAGAAGCGTGTAGAAGAAACCGAATAAAAATGAGCGGGTTTCACCACCCGCTTTTTTATGCTTTCTTGTATAATTAGTAGTGGATGCCGTAAGGGTCCACACAACACAAACTCGCTTTTAAAGGAGCTACCATAATGAACATCGCAAGGTATAGTGCTGCAGATCTTCCTGCCTTAATGGACAAGATCACAAAGAACAGCATTGGAATGGACGAATACTTCGATCGTCTGTTTAATCTTCATGAAACTACAACAAATTATCCTCCGTATAACTTGGTGCAAATAAATAATGTGGAATCTCACTTGGAAATTGCACTAGCGGGGTTTAAGAAGGGAGAGGTTTATGTTTACACGGAGTATGGAAAACTTTTTGTCGAAGGACAAAAAGCAGACACCGAGACAGAGAGGACGTTTATCCACAAGGGACTGGCTAGCAGAAGTTTTCAACGAGCGTGGACTCTATCCGACGACACAGAAGTCAGGGACGTTGTATTCGAAGACGGACTTCTACGGATCGTACTTGGGAAAATAGTTCCAGAGCATCACGCACGTAAGGACTATCTTTAAATCAATACAATTGAGTAGAAATCAGTAGCAACGATTACAGACTTTTGTATCACTATGATACATAATGACTATATAATTTAGACCTATGGAGGAGACGATGCACTTTACCACCGCCGCCTTAGCATTTGGGACAGCAATGACTCTTTTCTTTGGGGGAACGTTCGCCGCCGTTCTACCCTGATACATCCTGATAAATACAACTGAATATCGTCGGCGCAGACGGGGAGGTAACTGGCAAAAACCAGTTGACACCTCCCCTTTCTATTGGTAGAATGATTGGAGAGAAATCTTGTAAATGTCGGTACAACTTGCACTATTAAAATCTGGTGAGACAATCATTGCAGATGTTAAAGAACTGATTTCTGAAGAGAAAGTTTGTGGTTATCTTTTTAAACAACCACATAAACTCACTCTCACAGAATCTGTTTATCTTTCAGAACAAGTGGAAGATGATTCTGTTGGAGTAACTTTTACTCCCTGGATTCTTTTTACTAACGATACGGAGATTCCTGTGAGACCAGATTGGTTGGTTACAATAGTTGAACCATCTAAAGAAATTAAAAACTTGTATGAGGAAAAAGTAAATGGAACAGATAGTGAAGTGTCTTTTACTGAAGAATGACACAGTATTGATTACTGAGATTGTAGAAGTCGGTGCGGATATTGGAGAACCAGACTGCAAACTTACCAAACCGTTTGTTCTTAGAAAACAATCCGAAGAGTATTATTTGGAACCTTGGATTGACTTTTCCCCACAAACTGATTACATGATTAGTTCCGAAAGTATCCTTACTCTTGCAGACCCAACACCTGACTTGCTTTCCAAATACTTTGAGATGATTGCCTGATGCGCTTTTATACAAACGTCCAAATGGTCGGGGACAACTTCATAGTTCGTGGTTATGAGAATGGTCGCCATTTCATGACTAAGGAGAAGTTTTATCCGACTCTTTTTGTCCCTTCTAAAAGAGAAACCAAATATAAGACCCTGACTGGAGAATCTGTAGAGCCAGTGAAACCAGGAACGATACGAGAATGTCGTGAGTTTATCAAGAAGTATGAGGGCGTAGACAACTTTAAAATCTATGGTAATACTGGGTATATCTATCAATACATTTCTAAAATGTATCCAGAGGAAGAGATTAAATTTGATACTAACAAAATCAAAATCTCTACCATTGACATTGAGGTTGCATCTGAGAATGGATTCCCTGACGTAGAATCTGCCGCTGAGGAAGTTCTACTCATTACTGTTCAGGATTATGCAACCAAACAGATTCGCACTTGGGGTCGTGGTCCCTTTAAGAATAAGCAAGAGAATGTCATCTACAAAGGTTTCAGAACCGAGTATGAACTTCTAAGTGACTTCATTAACTGGTGGATGGTCGAAGAGAATATTCCTGAGGTTGTGACTGGATGGAATAGTGAACTGTATGATATGCCGTATCTTGTTCGGCGTATTGAGAGGATTCTTGGTGAGAAGTTGATGAAAAGACTTTCGCCATGGGGTCTTGTGACTGAACGTGAAATTTTTATTGCTGGTCGTAAACACATTGCATATGATGTTGGCGGTATTACTCAACTTGATTATCTTAACCTTTATAAAAAGTTTACATATAAAGCACAAGAGTCCTATCGTCTAGACTACATAGCTAGTGTAGAACTTGGACAGAAGAAACTAGACCACTCTGAGTTTGATACCTTTAAAGACTTCTATACTAATGGATGGCAGAAGTTTGTAGAATATAACATCATTGACGTGGAACTTGTTGACCGAATGGAAGACAAGATGAAACTCATTGAGTTGGCAGTTACGATGGCATATGACGCCAAGGCAAATTATGCTGATGTTTCTTCGCAAGTCCGCATGTGGGATACGATCATTTTTAACTACTTAAAGAAAAAGAATATCGTTATTCCTCCAAAAGAAAAATCAGATAAGGACTCCAAATATGCAGGAGCATACGTCAAGGAACCGATTCCTGGAAAGTATGATTGGGTTGTGTCTTTTGACCTTAACTCTCTTTATCCTCATCTCATTATGCAGTACAACATCTCACCAGAGACCCTTCTTGAGGAAAGACATCCCAGCGCGACTGTTGAGAAAATCCTAAATCAAGACATTGAGTTTGAGTTTTACAAGGACAATGCGGTATGTGCCAATGGTGCCATGTTCCGTAAAGATGTTCGTGGTTTCCTTCCAGAACTGATGGAGAAGATCTATAAGGATCGCACCATCTACAAGAAGAAGATGCTTGCTGCCAAACAGGAATATGAAAAGACACCTACAAAAACTCTTGAGAAAGAAATTGCACGGTGCAACAATATCCAGATGGCTAGGAAGATCCAACTCAACTCTGCCTATGGTGCCATCGGCAACCAGTATTTTAGATATTACAAACTTGCAAACGCAGAAGCGATTACACTCTCTGGGCAAGTCTCTATCCGCTGGATTGAGAATAAGATGAATGGATTTCTAAATAAGATTTTAAAAACGGAGGATGTCGATTATGTCATCGCATCTGACACCGACTCAATCTATCTTAATCTTGGACCTCTTGTTACTAAATTTCTTGGTAATAAGTCTGATGATACGAGCAAGGTTGTGGAGATCCTGGATAAGGTCTGTAGAGAGCAGTTTGAACCGTTCATCGAATCCAGTTATCAGGAACTTGCGGATTACGTTTCAGCGTATGAGCAGAAGATGCAAATGAAGCGTGAGAATATCGCAGAACGTGGTATTTGGACCGCGAAGAAGCGATACATTCTCAACGTATGGAACAGTGAAGGAGTTCAGTATAATGAACCCAAACTGAAGATGATGGGCATTGAGGCAGTCAAGTCTTCTACACCTGCACCTTGTCGCAAGATGATTAAGGATGGTCTCAAACTGATGATGAATGGGACCGAAGAAGATGTGATTGATTTCATCGACCAGTGCCGTAAAGAATTTAAGGCACTCCCACCAGAACAGATTGCATTTCCACGTTCTGTTTCTGATGTTGTCAAGTATAGGTCTAATGCCGACATCTATATCAAAGGAACTCCCATTCATTGTCGTGGAGCACTTCTCTTTAATCACTACATCAAGGAGAAGAAACTAACCAATAAATATTCACTTATTAATAATGGGGAAAAAATTAAGTTTCTCTATCTGAAAAAACCGAATATCATTCAGGAGAATGTGATCTCTTTCATTCAAGATTTCCCAACAGAACTTGGTCTTGACAAGTATATTGATTATGAACTAC